CTCTCATCAGCGCCGGCAGAAAATCGGGCAAGACGACGTTCTGCGCCGGGCTGGCACTCGCGCACCTGGCCGGACCGGAAGCGCAGCGCCGCGGCCAGGTCGTTTCCTGCGCCGCCGATCGGCCACAGGCCTCGCTGCTATTCAATGAAGTTCAGGCTTTCGCGCTGGCCGATCCGGCGCTGGCCGGTCGACTGATCTTTCGGACGCACAACAAGACCGTCGAAGATGTCGACACCGGCAGCACGCTCGCGAGCTTGAGCTCTGACGCGGCAAAAGCACACGGCCAATCGCCAAGCGTCGCTATCTGCGACGAGGTGAGCCAGTGGAAAAGCCGCGCGCTGCTCGATGCGGTGCAGACCGGCGCCGGCGCTCATGCCGAACCGCTCTTGCTGATCATCAGCACGCGGTCTGTCGACCCGGATAGCCCGCTCGAGCAACTGATCGCCTACGGGCAAGATGTTGCGTCTGGCGCGATCAGTGATCCTGGCTTCGCAAGCTTTGTCTACACTGCCCCGGCCGGCATCGATGCGTTCTCGCGTGAGGCCTGGGACGCGGCCAACCCCGACATGACGGCGGAACGTCTCGCCGATATTGAAAATCTGGCCCGGCAAGCCCGCCGGCTGCCCTCGATGCTGCCCGCATTCGAGGCTTTCGTGTGCAATCGTCCGGCGGCGCTCGACGACCGCTTCATCGGCCCGGCGGACTGGGATGCTTGCGGCGGCTCTGCAGCGGCGGTCGGACCGTGCTTCGGTGGCCTCGATCTGGCGGGCGGTGCGGCTGATTTGTGTGCGTTCTCGCTGTACTGGCCCGAGGTGCAGTTGTTACGCGCCTGGGCCTTCATCCCAAGTGGTCGAATTGACGAGGCGGAGATCAGCGATCGCGCGCCCTATCGGCTCTGGGCCGGCGCGGGGTTCGTGGTGATGACGCCGGGCCGGGCGATCGACAGAGTGTGGCTCGCCAACTGGCTCGCCGAACAGACCGAGGCCGCGGAGCTCGTCACCATTGCCAGCGACCGTTGGATGCTGGCGGACCTGCAGCAACAGCTCGACCGCGAGGGCATCAACCTGCCGCTACTCGCCCATGGTCAGGGTTTCAAAGATATGTCGCCGAGTATTGGCAGTCTGGAACGCTTGGTCCTGGACGCGCGGTTGTGTCATGGCGGCAACCCGCTGCTGCGATGGGCGGTCGCCAATGCAGCGGTTGAGAGCGATCCAGCCGGCAACCGCAAACTATCGAAATTGCGCAGCCGCGGGCGGATCGATCCGCTGCTCGCGGCGGTCATGGCGATCGGCACTGCGGAGCGGCAACCGGCGGCGCCACAACTAACATTCGGCGTGTTGGCGGTTTGAGCCTGCAGCCCAATGTTGCCAGAACTGTCCTAGCTTGTTCCGCCTTTCCCGTTGGGAAAGCAGTTGCCTGGCGGGACTGAACTGCCGCAACGAAGCACGTACGAAAGCGGAAACCTCATTCCTGTCGGGAAAACCAGGGTGTCGCTCGGATTGGACGCGCTATCCTGCCCTCGCTGCCCGCGTCACCCCATGCCGCGACGAGGCAAGGCGCCACCCACTCGCACATGGGCTGCATGAGGTGGGCAGCACCCCCCCGAAACCTCGGGACCCGATTAAAAGATTTTGCCTCGGTGACGGAGACAGATTGGCCCTATCAATCGCTGCTCACTGATTGCGGCTGTCAGTCCGATGAAAGAGGCGGCCTGAATTTCAATCCACGCGGCAGTTGGAGTCGACGCATTGCCGCGCTTAGACAGAACGCACGAATAGTCTCAACCTCAGCGCAATCCGTGATCCCGTCCGGCGCCTCTCTCTCGGACGAATGTGCCTCAAGATAATCGGCGAGACGACGCAGCACTGCCGGGTTTTCTCTGGCTCCCCCTATTGCGTGGTTGCACCCGCGGCACAGCAACGCCCTCACCCTGCCGGTGGCGTGGCAATGGTCAACATGGGACGCCCGACCCTCGCCGAGAGGCGAATTGCAGGTGAAGCACTGACCGTCCTGGGTGCGCCACATCGCCAGATATTCGGCGAATGTTATGCCGTAAGTTTTCAGGATATGCCGTTCCCTGAATTTCGCCCGCAGGTCAGGGTTTTTGGCATAGTTCGCACGCCTCTCAGCATTCCGGCATTGCTGGCAATCAGAACGTAGACCGTCCCTTGCCATCCGGCTGCGCGTGAAAAGCGCCAGCGGCACTAGTTGGCCGCACTTGCTGCACCGTTTGGTGCGGGCAGTATCGTTATCAGCCATTGCGAGCGGTTCCTTCGTTCGCGGTGGTTAGGGCCAATGGGGGCGTTGGCGCGCCTCCGTTGGTCCGCTTTTATACCGCCCTACGTTCCGTCCATTAACTTTTATTTCCGGACGGAATGGCGGCGACCTCTGCGCGCGTTGCGATAGCTCACGAGTAGGGCGTCAACGGTCACTCTGCCTTTCGTTGCGCGATGGATTGCGGCAATCTGCTCGGGTCGAGGAAACACCGAGCCGCGCTCCCATTTCGCGATGGCCGAGGCGGTCACGCCACAGTCGCTAGCTAGCGTTGCCAGCGTTATTTTATTCCTGGTGCGATAGTCGGCGAGCAGCATGATCAGTTCATCTTAACTTGGAGCGCGGTAAGCCAAGCCCTGACGGTCGCCGGCGCCAACCGTTCGGCCTCTTCAGGCGAGGCGCCCCACCACTCGTGCCAGTCGACGGCAAGCTCTTCCACGGAACTGAAAACCCGCCCGGCCTCTCGCTGTTGCTTATGGTTCTCCCAAAACTTTACGATTTGGGCGCGGGCTTCTGGGGTTGCTCCTTCCCAAAGGAGTGCCGATGCCGCCGTGATCGCTTCTGCCTGGTCCATTTTCGTTTGACCCCTCAAAGTTCTCGCTGGTAACGTATACGTTCACGGCGTAAGGTTCGTCAAATGGTTGAGCCTCCTCCCCTCAAAACAAAAGATGCGCTGCCACTTGCGGGTATCGGTGAGAAGGAATGGGCGGACGTGTTGTACCGAGATCTCTATCCGCACGCGCCCAAGACGACCCAAGGTAAGTCGCGGAAGTTCGCTCTCGATGACCTGGTGGCGGGGCGGGTGTTCGCGTTGTTCCGGAGCGTCGGCGCCACCCCTTATTGGGCGGCCGTCGTCGGCCAGGAGGTTCTCAACGCAATGGCGCGCAATCCACAAGCCAAGGTACTGACCGTCTATCGCATCACCTATGATGATGGGACGCCTGGCTTGGTCGTGCGGGATAAGCCGCCGCCGGGTGGTGAGGAATTTGTTCGCTTACCGATCCAGGAATATCGGCGGGCGATGCGGCACGGGATGCGCGAGAAACATCGGCAACAAGGAACTTAAGCCATGGCTAGCCAACCACTTGCCGAATTGCGTCGTCGGCATACGGAAATCAGAACGCGCTTGCGCAGCATCAATGATGCGCATCACGACGGCAACCTCGGCGACGATGGCGCTGAGTGGACCCGACTAGATGGTGAGGCATCAACCATTGAGGCCGCGATGACGCGGCAACAACGTTTGGACGAGCTGGACCGCACTGCGGCAGCAACGCCGGTGCATGGCTCCGGTGATGCTGGCTTCGATGCGCTCGCCGCGCAGGTGTCCATTACTGACGTGATCCGCGCTCAGATGGGCAGCACCGATGCAGCGGCGGGACGTGCGCGAGAGGTGTCGGCCGAATTAGAACGCCGCAGCGGCCGCAGGGCTGAAGGCTTGTTCTTTGACATGCGCATGTCGAGCGAGCGGAGGGAGCAACGCGTATTCACCACAACGTTGCCTGCCTCCGGGCCGGGATCGAGCCTAATCGCCACCGAAGTTTCGCCAAGCATGATCGATATTTTACGAACGCGGACGATCGTGCGCCAGCTTGGCGCAACAGTCCTCGCTGGATTGACGGGTAATTTGAGCATTCCGCGCTTGAAGGCGTCGGCGACGGGATACTGGGTCGCGGAGAATACGGCGATCACCGTCAGCGATCCCCAGACCGATGCAGTCGGGCTTAGCCCGAAGCATGTGGGCGGGTTGGTGGAATTTTCGCGCAACATGGTCCTCCAACCCAGCATTGACGTAGCGACCATGGTCGAGACTGATCTGGCGCGCATCATCGCCCGGGCGCTGGACAGCGTGGCGCTTGTGGGCGGCGGCACCGGACAGCCCTCCGGATTGCTCGCTGCCGGGTCCACCATTGGCAACGTTGCGATGGCCACGAACGGCGGACCGCCGACCTGGGCGGGCGTGGTCGGTTTGATCGCTGCGGTTGACATCGCGAATGCGCTGGAAGGCTCGCTCGGGTTTGCCACGAACGGACACGGCACCTCGGTGTTGCGCCGGACGCTGAAGACGGCGACGGACACCGCCTCCAACTTCCTCATGAGCGATGCGTCGAGCCTCGCGGGCTATCCGTTGCAGAGTTCCCAGCTGGTGCCTAGCAACTTGACGAAAGGCACCGGGACGAACCTCAGCGCGCTGATCTTCGGCGACTGGTCGCAACTCGTGCTGGGCTTCTGGTCGGAACTGGATTTGCTCGTTTCGCCCTTCGCTGCCGGTGCTTTTGAAAAAGGCAACATCCAAATCAGAGCAATGGCGACGGCGGACGTCTGCATCAAGCAGCCGCTCGCCTTCGCCGCGATTACCGACATGGTAACGACGTGATGCGTCATGGAGCTCGAACGTCGCACCTGCGGTGATATCCGCGCCGCCGGCCGGACACTCGTCGGACTGGCCGCGCCGTTCGGTCGCGCGGCCGACATTGGCGGCCTGTTCACCGAAATCATCTTGCCAGGCGCTTTCCGGGCCACCCTGGCAGCGGGCAGCGATATCCCAGCCCTCGCCGACCACAATCCGGCGGCGCTGTTGGCGCGGCGCAAATCCGGCAATCTCCGGCTCGCAGAAACGACCGCCGGACTGATGTTCGAGATCGATTTGCCCCCGACCACGCTTGGTAATGACCTGGCTGCGCTTGCCGCCCGCGGTGACCTCGGCGGCATGTCATTTGCCTTCGTCGCCACGGACCAAGCTTGGCCCGATCCGCATACGCGTCAGCTTCGCAGTGTAGAGCTGCACGAAATCAGCGTGATCACCGGCGGCCAGCCGGCCTTCGATGGCACCAGCGTCGCCCTCCGTGCGCGCGAGCGTGCCGCCGGCGCCTATCTGCGCCGGGCTCGGCTACTGGAGATGACCGCATGGCACTGATCGGCAGACTGCTAGGCCGCCGGCAACCAGAACGTCGCGACGCTTGGTCTATGTGGCCACCCATCGATGCCTGGACGCCGTACAACCCATCTGCGGTGCCGCACCTGCCCGGCAATCCGAATGGAGCGCAAGCGCTGTCGGCCGTCCTCGGCTGCGTCAATTTCATCGCCGGCAATCTCGGCAGCCTGCCACCAGTGATTTACAGCGTGGCCAGCGGCCGGCGGATGGAGAACGCCTCGCATCCAGTGAACCGCGTCTTGCAGCAACCCGCGCCCGGCATGACGTGGCCCGAGACCGTCGAATTTCTCATCGCCGATGTGCTGCTCTATGGCAACGCGCTCGCAGTACTGGATCACGACCTGTCGGGGCGCCTGGTCGGCCTCAAAGTCGTGCCATGGCGGTATGTGACTTCAGTTTCGCTGCTGCCATCTGACAATCTCGTCTACAGCGTAACATGGTATGGGCGCCCGACGGTGCGTTACCTCGCCAGCGAAGTGATCCACTTCCGCGACCGCGGCGACCATACCTTTATCGGCCGGTCACGCATCAGCCGCGCCGCCGCCGCAATGCAGCAAGCCGCATCGGCGGACGTTGCAGCGTTATCAATGTTTGAGCAGAGCGTGCGGCCGAGTGGCGCGTTCAAAATCAACGGGCGGAGGGCGCAAGAGAACCAAGAGCGGCTGGCGAACCATGTGCGTGAAACCGTCGCGGGTGCGACGAAGGCCGGCAAGGTTCTGGTTCTCGAAGAAGGCCTGGATTTCGTTCCGTTCTCTCATTCTATCACCGGACACGACGCGGAAATCCTCGCCTCCCGGCAATGGGCCGTGGTCGACATCGCGCGCATTTTCGGCGTACCGCCGCAGTTAATCGGCGACTGGTCGAATTCGCGCGGAGCGATCGGCACCGAGGCAATGACCCTGTTCGCGACGACGACGTTGCGTCATTGGGTCATGAAGTTTGAAGCCAGCTTCAATGCCGCGGTGTTCGGCGCTTCGACCGGCGCACGCTACGAGCTCGCGCTCGACATGTCGGGCTTGCAGCGGGCGGATCCGACCACGCGGGTTGCCGCGGACAACGTTTTGCTCTCACACGGCGTCATTTCGAAGAACGAATGCCGGGAGAGCTGGGGCTATAGCCCATCTGCCATGCCGGAAATGGATCAGTTCGCGCAGTCGCCGCAGACCGGCGGGCCGCAGATCACGGGCACGCAACCCGGCAACATGATGGGCGCGCCGACATGACCGCCGATGAACTGTTGCACGGTCACGAGTCAACTTTGTAGCGGAACAGAAATGCCGCCCCCAATCTTTGGCGAGTGCGGGGGCGGCATCTGTGAAACTCGGCTGCCGGAAGGGCTTGCCGATGCGGACTAAGCATATCTCCGCCGCGTCGCGCAAGCCGCATAGCAGCCGCCCAAAGATGGGATAGGGCCTATGCAAGACGCCGCCATTCTAGCACAGAACTTGGCCCGCAATTGCGGGGAAACCTTGCCATGAGTAGCAACGGTGCCTCGAACTGGGACGGCATAATCAATGCCGCGCGGCGGGGGGTGATCCCGGAGCAGATCGCCCGTGATCTCAATACCGGCAAAGCCAAGACGAAGCGTGTCGGCCGCAATTGGATGGCTTGCTGCCCGGTGCACAATGACACCGATCCTAGCCTCTCCATCACCGAGACGGCGGATGGTCGCATCCTCGTCCACTGCAAAACAGGTTGTCCACAGGACGCAGTGATCAAGGAGCTCATAGCTCGCGGTCTATGGCCGTCTACCGCCTCGACCTCGACCGGTAGGCAACGCCAAAAGCCGACACGATCGGATAAGACAGAAGTATGGGAGCCGATCGTGCCGCCGCCAGGCGACGCGCTGCCGCCGACGCCGGCGCAATTACGCTGCGACATCCTTCATGAGTATCGCGGGCCAGATGACCAGCTCCTCTATTATATCCGACGCCATGAGGCGAGAGGCGAGGAGCGCAAGCAGTTCCATCCGCTGACCTATGGCCGGTTCAACGGCAAGCTCGCATGGCACCCCAGACATCCCCATTCACCGCGGCCGCTCTATGGGCTGAATAGGCTCACCCACGCAGCCCCCGAAGCAACCATCGTTATCCTTGAGGGCGAGAAGAAGGCCAATACCGCGCAACGCATGTTCCTCGACATGGTGGCAATCTCGTGGTCCGGGGGTGCACACGCCGTCAATCAAGCGGACTGGTCGCCGTTGTTCGGCCAGGATCACCGCATCCTCATTTGGCCGGATGCTGACAAGCGGAAATATCCGGACAAGCCCGCACCGTGCGAGATCGCGACCGCTGACCTGCTGAAGTTCTTTCCTCGCGCACGCATCCTCGACACCACCGGCCTCGCCGATCGCAAGGACGGCTACGACGCTGATGACTTCGAGCACGACACCGGCGCCGATGAGCGCGACGCGTGGCTTTCCGCGCGCATCCGCCAGCCGAAGCCCGAACAAGCCCCATCGGATGCCCTAACCTGCCTCGAGCTCCCGGCGATCGCTGGTTTCCATCAGATCCCGCCGCGACCCTGGGCCTATGGCAAGTTTCTGCTGTTCGGATCCGCCGCGGTGCTTGGCGCCATGGATGGCACCGGCAAGGGCTTCGTCACCGTGGCGCATATCCTCGCCCTGGTCACCGGCAAGCCGATCCTAGGCGAGACAGTGTGGCGCGCTGGCCCTGTCGGTATCGTCACCTATGAGGATGACGCTGACGAGTGGCTCCGCCGCATCGCCGCAGCCTGCATCCACTACGAAATCGACTACAACGACATCCGGCCGCACGTCTTTTTCCTGCATCGCCCTGGTGGCCGCGTCGTTCTCGCGCAACGTATGGCCTCCGGTGACACGCTCTACCCTGACAGCCCGGCGATCATCGCCAAGCTGAGGGAACGGAAGGCGGTAGGACTGATCGTCGACCCCTTCAACAGCGCGCACCTGATGGACGATGGCAACAGCAATGTGCAAATCGTCCGCGTCGCGATGGAGCTGACTCATATCGCACAGACCGCAAACGTCGCCGTCCTGGTGCTCCATCATCTCCGCAAGGGCGCCACCGGAGGCGTTGATGATCTCATGGGCGCGGTCAGTCTGCGGGCGACCTTCCGAAGCTGTCGCATCCTGCAAATCATGTCACCCGAGGAAGCGTCTCCCCTGGATATCCCCGAGGCGGAGCGGTTCCGATATCTCCGGGTTAGTGCCGGCAAGGAGAATTACGCACCGCGGGCGAGCAAGGCGATATGGTTCAAGCTAGTCAGCGTCGATCTCGGCAATCCTGCCGACATCTACACTGAGGGCGATAGCGTCGCCGTCGCGATAAGCTGGAAACCGCCATCACCGTTCGAGGGGGTATCGTTGGAAGCGATCCATGAAATCCTCGATGCCGTCCGCAAGGGTCCATCCGAGGGCGAACGCTACTCACCGAAGCGCCAGGCAAAGACGTGGGCCGGACATCTGATTGTTGAGCGAGCCGATAGGACACCCGACCAGGCGGTCGACATCCTCGCTAGTTGGATCAGCAGCGGACTGCTGATGCAAAGCGAGTATCGGAACAAGCAAGAGAACAAGGTCATCGGCCTCACAGTGAATGAGGCGCTCGCGTCCGGGATGGCGAGGCCTGTCTCTAAGGATGATCTGGACGAATAGTTCACTTGAGCTAGCGGTCATGATGGTGATGCAATGACGTATCGGTGTGCATGCTGCGGTGATCGCTCGCCACTGTCAGCGCTGTCCTGTGTCGCACATTCCTATGAGTTCACCGATGGTCTTGCGCTGGAAGCACTGGTTTGGGATGGACGCGGTGAGGACTGCACTGACTGCGGCGTGTCGCCCGGTGGTTATCACCATCTGAACTGCGACATGGAGAAATGCCCGCGCTGCGGTCGTCAATTGCTGAGCTGCGAGGTTTTCTCTGATCGCTGCAAGGTTGGCGAGATATGGATAACGGAATGAAGTGCGCGGATCCGTTGCTGACCTGCGTAAAGAATGCCGGTCGTTGCACCCCGACTCCACCAGCATAGACCTACGGCGAGACCTACGGGATTTAGGGGGGAGACCTACGGGAGACCTACGGCCGTAGGTCCCGTAGGTCCCTTAGAGGGAAAATATAGACCTACGGGAAAAAGACCTACGGGAAGACCTACGGAGACCTACGGAAACACGACCACCCATCCGCCGCGCACGAGGCCGGGAGGGGGCCTTAATGGCCCCCCCTTCCCGGCCCGCGCGGCTCGCCGGGTTTTGGGCCCGCACGACCTACGAAACTACGGAAGAGCCAGGGGGAGCGCTCGTAGAGTGATCAGCATGGGCTTCTA